AGTTGAATTTTACTCGGTGATGATTTTTAGGCAGGGGGGGTAAGTAAATATTAAAAATTATTGATATGGAAAACAAAGGTAAAATGATTGTAATGAAAGGGGAAGGCAAAACAAATGCTACAGATCTCTACACGCCTCTTTCGAAGTTGCCAGTGTCTAGCTCCCGTTTTAATCTGACTAAAGATCAAAACTACTGGTATTCTTATTTTGGGGATCAGTTGGTAGCAACTAAAAAATTAATGCGTCCAGATCTTATTCATCTGCACCGCCTTGCCCGGTCTGTAGATTATTATATCCAGGCAGAAAATAAAATTCAAAAATTTGGTTATGAAGGCGGACTTATCCAAACCTTTAAAAACGGAACCACTAACGTAAGTGCGCACATTACCATTCGTGAAAAAATGTTGAAGGAAATTGACGAACTGTCAAAACACTTTGGATTCTCCTTCCTGGATCGCAAAAAACTGAAAGAAGAAAAACAACCCGACAACCAACTCGACGCTTTCGAACAACTTCAACAAGCTTTAAAGCAATCTTCATAAAATGAAAATCACTAAAGAAATGCAAAACTCAATCCCTTTCCGATACGCCAACGATGTACTGGAAGGGAAAATAATCACGGGCCGCCGAATTCAGCAGGCTTGTGAGCGTTTCTTTAAATGGATCGATGAAGCCGATGAAAAAGGATTCTATCTGGACCACGAAACAGGATCTCAATCCATAAACTTCTTCCCTACATTGTTAAACCACACCAAAGGATCTATGGCTGGGCAACCTTTTATGCTGGCTCCTTTTCAGCAATTCACAATGTACAATGTCTTTGGGTGGAAAAAGAAATCTAATAACCTTCGACGAATCAAAACCGTGTACGATAAACGTGCGAAGAAAAACGGAAAGTCCGCTGAAATGGCTGGGGTGGCTTGCCTGGCAATGAGTTTTGACAATGAATCTGAGGCCGAAGTTTATGTAGGGGCCACAAAAGAAGAGCAGGCAAAGATTTGTTGGAAACAAGCCAAGAGTTTTATCGACAGTCACCATGCAAATCCTTTGATGCGCAATGTATTGAAATTCCGCTGCAAGCAAAAGGAAATTTGGTGTGATAAAACAGGATCAGTACTTATGCCGCTTGGAGGTGATTCAAAAACACAGGATGGAATTAATTCGCATATTGCTATAATCGATGAATACCACGCGCATAAGGATGATAGCGTAAAAGAAAACCTGGAATCTTCTTCAGTAAACCGGAGCCAACCCATTACCTGGCATATCACGACCGCAGGGGTTTTTATCCATGGAGTGTGTAAAAATTACGAAGATGTCTGCAAAGAGATCCTGGATGAAATAAAAGAAGATGATTCCCTTATGATTATGATCCACGATCTGGATGAAGATGATGATTGGGAGGATGAATCTACCTGGATAAAGGCAAATCCGTTATTGGGACAGGGACTTTCTATAGATAGGATTCGCGACGAATATTTAAAGGCTGTTAACCAACCCAGTAAAGCTTCCAATTTCAAGACAAAGCACCTCAATATGTGGGTAGATGCTCCTGAAATTAGAATTCCGGAAGCTGTTTGGAACAAAAACAACGGAAAAATACAGCTTAAAAACTTCCTTCGTGGCGGCGCTGTGATAGGTTTGGACCTTTCCACTAATATAGATTTAACCGCGGCGGTGGCAGTGAGCGAACCAGACGAAAACGGATTTCGCGATGTGTTGCCATTGATATTTTGCCCGCTGGATAATATCATAAAACGCAGCAAGGAAGATAAAGTACCATACAAATTTTGGAAAGATATGCTGCTTTCTAATTACATCGACTTCACCGGCACCGATCTGGAAAATGACCCCTTCTTTAAAAAAGTCACCGCCCTTATTGCCACTCCTGGAGACCAGATAGATTATGATACTTTAGAAAAATATGTCAAAGCTTTTTATGAAGTACTTGATATAAAATGGATTAATTATGACAGGCACAATGCCACCCAACTGGTTCAAAACCTGACTACAGATGGGTTTAAAATGTTCCCTTTTGCGCAAACAATCCTGTATTATTCTGCTCCTACAAAAGAGTTTGAACGCCTTGCTTTTTTAGGAAAGCTTCGCACCGGTGGGCACCCCATTTTAAAGTGGTCCCTATCCGGCTGCGTGGCAGAAATGAACCCTAATGAAGATATCCGGTATTCAAAAAAAATAGCTACCAAAAGGATAGATCCAATCATAGGAACCATAATGGGATTAGCGGGTACAATGACCCAGGAAGATACCAACGAATCAAAATACAACAATGATAACGAGGAAATTTATATTTAATGCACAGAAGCCCTATTAGGGCGTCTCAAACCAACCACCAATGAAAAAAATATACATCGCCGGAAAAGTAACCGGCATACCACACGAAGAACGCTTTCAAAAATTCTTTAAAGCCGAAAAACAATTATTGGATGCCGGGTTCTTCGGGATCAACCCCTTGAAACTGGTAAAAAACCCCGATGAAAAATGGCACATCGCAATGAAAATTTGTATCAAAGCCCTTATGGGAGTAGATGGCGTGCTTTTGCTGCCCTGCGCATCTGCCAGTAAGGGCGCACGTATAGAAAGAATCCTGGCATCCTGGGTAAAAATCCCGATTTATACCGATATAATTCACCTGAAAAACAACCGATAATGCCACAGGGAGACAACAAACACCACTGGACCCCGGAAGAAGATTATTTTCTGAAACAAAATTTCTTCTCCCTTACAAATCAGCAGTTGGCAGATGCGCTAAATTTAAAACTCACCATCACCCGCCGCCGCTGTTATGACTTCGGATTAAAACGAATGCTTCCGGAATACTGGACAAAAGAGCAAACCCAATTTCTGAAAGCAAATTACAAAACCATTGGAGATACAGAACTGGCAATAATATTCACCGGAAAATGGCACAAAAACAAAGGTTGGAGCAAAAAACATATCAATAAAAAACGCCGTTACCTGTTCTTAAAACGCACGCCAACCCAAATAAAAAACATTCACCAGCGAAATGTAGATAACGGTTATTTTGCCGAATGTGCCGTAAAACGATGGAAAGGCAGGACCACTCCAATAGGTAGCATAAAGGTATGGCATAGCAACGGCGGGCAACGCGCCTTCATTAAAATTAAAAAAGGATTCACGCCCTATGCCAGATGGTTTTGGATCAAAGAAAAAGGAAGAATAGCGCCCGGGATGGTGGTGAAAATTTTAAACGATAAAGTCATTCCCGATTCTCTTGAAGATCTGGAGCTCATCACCAGGGCAGAAAATGCACAAATAAACGCGGAAGCATTTCATTGCCTTCCTAAAGAATTAAAAACAGCAATTAAATTAACCAATAAAATACAAAAATTATTATGAACGATTCAAACGATTTAAACAAATTGAACAAACTCCTTTTTGAAACCCTGGACGGAGTGATTAAAAAAACAAAATTTGAAGATAAACGTGTATATGCCATCGTACAACTTTCAAACTCCATCATCAACAACGGAAAACTGCAGCTTGCTGCCTACAAACTCGCAAAATCTGAACAAACCCCGCAATTATTCGGCCTGCCCGAAGGCCCGGTACAGACGCCCAACTTGGGCGTCTCATCTGGATCATATGCAGCTTCAGATTCCGAAAGGGAAAAAAAAGAAAAGCGCCGCCTCCAAACCGAAAGAGACAGACACGCCTCAATGATGGGATTTGCCAATGAAAAAGGCTTTAAAAACGTAGCAGATGCGATGGCCCAAATGACCAAAACCGTATTTATGACTCAATTTGAAAACTGGATGAATCAGCCTTCAACAATATAAAATATAAAATAGCACAGACGCCCAATTTGGGCGTCTCTCTAACCCAACCCAATTATGAACTCCCAACTTCAGGAATTACACCAGGAAATAAAACTATTGAAAACCCTTGGAACCCGCCAGGGATTCTTCCAGCATTATTTTGAAATGCTGCCCCGGCAACGCACCCAAATTGAATGTTTTAACAATGTAAACGACAAACATTTCGAATTATTTGGAGAATACCGGTACGAGAGTTACGACAGTTTCCGCAACCAGGTAGCACACTACCACAAAAACAAAAAATAAAAATGAAAGAAACCATACAAATATCCGGCATCCTGCTCCTGGCATTTTTGCTTCCACTACTCACCAGCTGGCTCCTTGACTGGAGTTGGATAGACCAAAACTGGACCCGAAAAGCCCTGGTGATGTTACTGATGCTTATTGAAATCGCGATATCGGTACTGATCCTAAAGGGAATGTTAAAAAGAATTGGTAATTGATAATTATGACCAAAGAACTATTTATAGAAGCAATTGATGCGATCCAAAAACAAATGGAATTGGATATTGAGGTTGCAGATCATTTGGGAAAAGCCTTTCCAGATGTTTTTGAAGGAAATTTATTACCTAAAAATCACTACTTACAAAATGCTTTAATACATATTTTACAAGTAGAGATGAATGATTTGGAAGATAAAAAAGGGCATAGCTGGATAGAATATTTCCTTTGGGAACTCGATTTTGGAAAAGAAAACTGGAGGCTTAAAGTAACCCAGCACGGCAAAGAAGTCAAAATGTCAAGCGCCGCTCAGTTATACGACTATCTTGTAAAGACGCCCTAAAGGGCGTCTCACTTTAGTAAGTCCTTAACACTCGTCTCAAAAAACCCCGCAAAGGTTTCTAAAGTAGCTATAGAGATCTTCTTTAACCTGAAAGATAATTGCTGCTGACTAAACCCTAAAGCCGCTGCCAGTTCTTTATCGGTCCTAATGCCTTTTTCGGCCATTAATATATCCAGGCGGGTGTCATTTCGTTCCATAAGGCTAAACTACAAAAACAAAGGAATATAAACAAATATAAAATAAAACTAATATTTAAACAAAGTTTTATTTGTTTAACAAAGAAAACTTTGTATATTTGAGAAAACAAAAACCAAGTATTATGAAAACTATTAAAGCAATTAGCTCCTATTTCAACATTTATCAAATCATTGTTTGCGGCCTTGTATTGGCGATATTTCTATTCGGTTGGATTTCCGGCCCGGTCTATTAAAATAATTTAAGATTTAAACGATTTAAAATTTAGTCTTAATCATTATGAAAAAATTAATTTATTCCTTAGTCACAATTACATCTGCAATGTTTATTTGGTGCCTTGTTTTTTATGTGGGCACTTCATTGGTTGTAGTGGAATACGACCCCACATTATGGAGTGAGTCAACAAGATTCTTATTTTTATATATGGGAATTTTTATTGGTTTCTTGTTTGGGATATTATTAGATCACATTATTGAAGATGTGTAATTATAATCCAGGACAATTAATAACTTTTGATATTGAAATTTGGATTGGGGAAAGAATGGAAATGAAAGAAGTAGAATCGCAGATATTAAGAGTTGATGTAGATCCCTGTGGAATTCGTGAACCAAAATGCATTGTAAAAATTAACAATGGAGATTATGGAGGTTATGGAATTCCTTTTAGCCAGGTTAAGAGTTTTAAACCTGCAATTGGTGAGCAATTACAGTTCTTTTAATTGATGCCTAACGGAATGAAATATAAAAAGCGGCTACGCAAACTGACATTTCAGCCGTTTTTTATATGCGTTGTTAGTAGCAGGACGGGAATGAAACAAAATATTAATTATAAAAGACAATAAGAATGAAACAGAATATTAAATGTTGTGATTTCTTTGGAAAAATGAGGCATCACTTTGAATGGTTCAGTTACCAAGATGATAATGGAGATAAAGTTTATTGTATGCCTACGTTAAAATCTTGTAATGGATATACTAAATTAAGGGTAAACCACTGCCCAAGTTGTGGAAAAGAAGTAAGAGGTATTGAATTAAGAGAATGGTAACAGTCTTGCTACTAACGGATGCGTATAAAAAATGACGGCTCCACGCATTGAGAATTTCAGCCGTTATTTTATATGCGGTGTTGGCAGCCGTTTAATTCAGAGTATTAATTTTAAATAAAATAGAAATTATGAAATCATTAAAAGAACTTAGTAGCGATTCTTTCTACAATATGCATCGTTATCACCAGATAACAATTGACTTTATTCAGGAAACAGAAAACTTAATTGAAGATGGGGTTATCGAACCAATACAAGCATTAGCTTATCAGCTAAGTGTAGCTACAGAAATATGCAACCCTCAATATGCTTTTGATATTGAGGCATTACTATCATTAGAATATATTATTATGAAAGCAATAGAGAAACTGGAACAAGTTTGCTATAAAACTAACAAACCTCGTAAATAATTCAAATTATGCACAAATTTAAGAAACTCCCGAAACCACCATTATGTAGAGTTATAAGACAAGGGATAGGGTATTTATGTAAAAAGTGTGGAAGCACAATGACTAAAAGTGGATTCCTAATGCTGTTTGGCAAAAGGTATTGTGATAATAAGGAATGCTCTAACAATAATCCTAAAGAGAATAAGTCTGCTTTTTAATTGTTGCCAACCCATTGAGATTATGCTTTGTTGCCGTGGGTGTAGAAATGAGGTTGCAAACCGACTTTTCGGGAACCCTAAGGTAACAAACAATTTAAATAAGCCCTGCCGTAGGCAATAAAGGCATAATCTGAGTTCAGTGCAAGTAACCGAAAAAAAAAGTATTGAGAATAACAGTAACCAAATATTAAATAATTATGAGAACACTAAAATTTAGAGCGTGGGATGATGTTTTAAAATACTATATAAACCCCAACGAATTGGTTTACAGATTAGATGGGTATCTATTTAGTAGAGAATTTCAAGAAGAATTGCACGATGCTATTATTGAGCAATTTACAGGGCTTCAAGACAAAAATGGAAAAGATATTTACGAAGGTGATATTGTAAAAGGTAAACAATGGAATCCTGATACTTACCAAGTTGGCTTTAATAGAGGTGGTTTCTGCTTTTTTAATGAAGGTGATAAATACTATGAAGATTGCAAGTATTTAAATCAATTTGAAATAATAGGCAATGTTCACGAAAACAAACATTTACTAAAGTCAGCGTAGCTGCAATGGCTTTTTAAATTGAATAATCTCAATGGGTTCAAAGCAATTTAGTGTTGCATCGCAAACGGAATGAAATGAGTTTCGCAACACGCCCCGAACAAACACACGCCGTTTCCAAGTGTGTTTAGTTGAGGTTATTGCTTTGAACTAGTTATATAAACACAACCATACCCTTTATCCCCGCTTAATTACGGGGTAAACGCAACAAAGCATTGCGCATATAAAACCCCAAACCTTGAACCTTGAACTTTTTAATTATGACCGGAAAAGCAAAAACCGACTTCGAAATTTATTTCAGAAAAAAATATCCATTGAACAGTTTCAGGCTTGGAACCTGGATACTGGGCATTGCAGATTTCTACAACCTACCTCCAGCAATGCAGTACGGTGTGTACTTGGAATTTTTTGCAGAAAATAAAATCTATATTCTTGTATATCATATGAAATTAATGGGCGAAGGAAGATTCTCTTGGATAATAGAAGGATCAGATGGTTGTAACCTGGTTAAAGAAAAATCTTTTGATGGTTATCTAACCCAGGAAGAAACCTATAATATCTCGATCCAAAAAGCAATCGAAATCTACAACAAACCCTAAACCCTAAACTTTCCAAACAAACGAACTATTAGTTCGCACAATCCTTCCTAATCTGCTATAAGTTTACAACTCATAATAATCATTGGTTGGTTAAATGAGTAACTTATTCACAGCTGCAGTTCAAAATTTAGTTACCCCTCAATTGAGGTCAGGGCTTACCGACGGTAATTCCTGGCCTTTTTTTGGTTTCAAACTTACCGAAGCTGGGAAGAAAGTCAACACCCATTCTGCCTTGACCGTTTCCGCATTTTATTGCGCCGTCAACACTATTGCAAATAGCTTTGCCTTGCTGCCCCATTCGGTGATGAAAACTACCGGAAAGACCAGGGCACATTTTACAGATCACCCTGCCGATTACCTATTGTACCGCGAGCCAAATTCACAAATGACCGCGTTTACCTTCAAATTCATAATGGCAGTTTCTGTACTTATGAAAGGAAATGCGTATGCGCTTATCATTCGTGATAATTCCGGAAACATCATCTCCTACCAGTTCCTGGCACACGACGATGTGAGCGTTTTGGAAAGCAACGGAAAATTATTCTACAAATATAAAAATCAGGTACCATATTCAGCGGCCGAAATCATTCACGTTCCCGGTTTCTCCTTTGATGGGATTACAGGGAAATCTGTCATTCACCACGCAGCCGATAATATGGGAGTTTCCCTGGCAGCTCAAAAATTTGGAAGTGATTCTTTGGCAGACCGTGGAATCTCCCAGGGCGTTATTGAAACTGAGCTTGCCGTAAAACCAGATGCCAAAAAACGGATTTCCGATGCCTGGACCGCCGCGCTTTCCTCCGGGAATAAACACCGTGCAGCCGTTCTTGATGAAGGATTTAAATACAAAAGCCTGGTCCTTTCCCCTTCCGAATCAAAATTTATTGAAACCTATGCCGCCTCTATCGAAGATATTGCGCGTTGGTTCCAGATTCCGTCCTACAAATTGCACATCAAAGGCGAAGGCGGTTATAATTTTATTGTACAGCTTTCCATTGAATACGTGCAAAGTGCCGTGATGCCTTTTGCCGAAAAATTCAAACAGGAATTGGAGCGTAAATCCTTCACTGCTTCCGAAAGGAAATCTGGCGTGTACATCTTTCAGAATTTCAAAAAACTATTACAGGCAGATCCTGCCGCCCGTGGGCAATTTTACAAAGACCTTGTTTTTGTACGTGCCATCACCCCAAATGAGATCCGCGAGTTGGAAGATATGAACCCTGAAGATGGCGGAGATGAATTCCTTCAAATGAGCAATCTATTGAATGAAAGCCAAATCAAAAAAATGATTTCTGCTGAACCCAAAGATAAAAAACAGGTCAAAGATGAAAACTGATAACATACAAATTAGGACTGCCCAGGTACGGGCCGATGGAATTTCGGAAGAAAAACGCACTGCCCAGTTCGTGATCTCGACAGAAGCTGTTGATTCTTACAACACCGTTTTTAGAATGGATGGCTGGATGCTGGACGAATACAACCGGAATCCTATTGTGTCCTACAATCACAATGTGCACGGAAGCAACCCTGATAACATCATTGGTACCAGCCGCGTATTTCAGGAAGGTGAACAACTTATTGGTGAAGTCACCTTTGAAGATGCCGATACCAACCCGCTTGCCGAAAAGGTTTTCCGAAAAGTAAAGAATGGCACGCTCAGAATGGCCTCCATCAACGCAAAAGTCTCTAAGGCCCGTATGGGATTAAAAGACCAGGGCGAAGATCCAGATGTGGTGTATTTCACCCGCCAATACCTTCAGGAATGGAGCGTGGTAAGCATAGGCAGCAATCCAGACGCATTAAAACGAAATAACGAAGAGTTGCACGCATTGCGTACAGCTGTAGAAACCCCCGACCCGGGCGATTCAAAAGATAAAGAAAAGGATTCAAATCCAAAGGAAAGAGTGTCACTTGATATTTTTGAGGCTCAATTAATTGTTAACAAAAACCGCTATTCAAAATGAAAAAATTAGCAGAATTATTGCAGGAGAGAGCCGCAAAGATCAAGGCTCAAACTGAATTGCTTGCCACGGTTAGAAGTTCCGAATCAAAGGGATTCACCGCAGAGCAGCGAACCGCATTTGACGGTCAAACCACAGATATCCAAGCGTTGGATGCTGAAATAGTAACTGCAGAAGCAGTGGATGCCGCTGAAAAACGCGCCGCCGATCTTTCCGGAAAAAAGATTGTTGAACCATCTAAAGGTGGTGAAGAAAGAGAAGCCAGAAAAATTAAAGAGGTAGCATCTGTAACCCGCGCCTTGCGTATGGCTACCAATGGTGAAGCCTTGGACGGTGCTGAAAAAGAAATGAATGATCTGGCAATCCAGGAAAGCCGTACTGCCGGAGTTGATGTAAATGCCAAAGCAATCCTTCATATTCCTATGGGAATGTTGCGGGCAACTGCTCAAACAGTGACAGAAGATTCTGGGACTTATGGAGGTGAATTGGTGCAAAATCAAGCGCCAAGAGTGCAAATGCCGTTTTCTGCAAAATCTTTCCTTGAAAAATTAGGAGCTAGAAGATTGAGTAATCTTTCCGGAGGTTCTGTGCCATTGCCTATAATGAACAACTACAATTTCCAGTGGTTGGGTGAAACAGAAGCAATCACCAGGCAAAAACAATTAATAGAACCTGCAATTCTTTCTCCTAACAGGGTAGGTGGATCGGTTTCTATCTCTAACAGGTTGCTTATGCAATCCAGCATCAATGTAGAAGCTGAAGTGAGAAAACTTTTATTGGGTGGATATGATCGCGCATTGAACACTGCTGCGATTAATGGAACTGGTTTAAACAACCAGCCTTTGGGTCTGCTTAACACCCCAAATGTTCAGCAGTCAACAGTAATTGCCGGAACACAAGCTTCCAGGGATTTGGTTCTTGAATTGGTTTCCCTTTTGGAAAGTTCAGATGTTACCGAAGAATCCCTTGGATTCCTTTTATCACCAGAATTGAGATACATCCTTCAAACCACGCTTTTAGATGCTGGTTCCGGAAGGTTTGTGATGGAACAAAAAGATAACCTTCAAGGTTACAATGCCGCTGTTTCTACAATGGTTCCTGAATTGGCAACAAACAAGGTACTTGCTTTTGGAGACTGGAGCAAAATGTTTATAGGAGAATGGGGCTCAATGAGTGTTCTTTCAAACCCTTATTCAGAAGATTTGGAAGATTCAGTGAGACTGGTTGCAAATGCTCACGCAGGAATTGCAATCGCACAACCTGAAGCATTCGCTGTAAACAAATTCCTTACAGCATAGTAACATATAATTAAACCCTTCCTGCCCCACCGGGAAGGGTTTCTTTTAAAAACTTGAAGATGTCAAAGAAGAAAATTGCCTCTAAAAACGAGGATAAAAAAATTAAGGTAGAGATCACTTGTGATAATGCCTCCGGAAAATATCACCTCCCTTACAATAGGGGACACGTGGCAGTACTGGAAGCAAAACAGGCACAAGAACTGATCGCTGCAAAAGACGCAAAAGAAATATAGGTAGATCCGCACGGCGTGCGTATCAGTATATAACGCCTCATATCTCATATCTAACATCTCATATCTAAAAAATGTACAAAGTAGATTTCGGACCCACGGTTACAGCCTCAGAGATAGTCACTTTAGAAATCGCCAAGCTTAACAGCGGAATCGATTATACAAGTGATGATATTTTGTTGCAATTGTTTGTAGATGCCGTGGCCTACGAAATTGAAAACTACATAGGCTACCCGGTATTGCAACGCGATTCCGCCGTAGTTACTTTGAGATATTGGGAAACCGTTTACGGCCTTCCTATACACTTCAATGAGATCACCGGCATCACCTATAAAAATAACGAGAATCAGCAAGTTGCCCTGGCAGTAGATGATGATTATGATGTATTTGAAAACGAACTCACATTGATAAACGATGTGCCCGCAGACTTTAAAGGACCCATCACCATCACAGGGAAAGCAGGATATGCAAATGCCGATATCCCTAAAGATATGGTAGATGCTGCCTTGCTTATGTTTTCTGAAAGGGAATTGTTCCGCGAGAATCGTCCGGTAAAATTGAACACCGCAGCCCAATCAAAACTGCGGCCCTATAAAAAATACTAATGTAGGGACGCACCGCGTGCGTCCCCTTACATATTATAAAAATGGAAAAAGTACCCTATGCAGGCTTATTTAACAGGGAGGTTGAGTTTTTCAAAATGGAAAAACAAAACACCCCTACTTCAGAGCGTGCAAGTGTACCGGTTTCCCTTGGAAAAAAGAGAGTACAACGCATAGATGTTTCAGGCCAGGAAGAAGAAGATGGAAAATTAATGAGCCTATCGGTTTGTAAATTCATAATGAGGTTTGACAGGGATATTCTTATTAACGGCACAAAATATTACATACAGGATCTGGACGGAAAATACCAGGTTAACAGCATAAACATTACCGGCCCTGGCCGAAACAGGTTCCTTGAATTAAAATGCAGTTCCCGTGAGTAAGTTGGACGTCACCCAGGTAGAAGGTTTTGACGAGCTGAACAAAAAGCTGAAACAATTACCGGACCGGGTAAAGCGTACCGAAGTACTGAAGATTTTTCGCAGGTTGGCAGTTCCGTTGGTAAAAGCCTATGCAGCCGAATTGCCTGTGGGATCAATAGATAAAAAGAGGTTTGGAACGCTGTACCCAAGAGGCACGCTTTCAAAATCGGTAAAAACTGAAACGGTTCCTTCAGGAAAAGCAGGCGGGAATCCTTCCATAGCGATTCGCCCCGGCAAAAAAGGAAAGTACGACAGCTGGTACAAGTTTATGGTGGTGAAGAAAGGAACTAAAACAGGCAGTAATGCACGTGGCAGCAGGATAGGAAAAAACAAGGTAGTGGAAGAAGCAAAAAACCGTGCCTGGAGCAGAACCCAGGGAAAAACCACACAAGAAGCAACCGATAAAACCGCTGCTTACATACAAAAACAAATAACACGATTATCGTAGATACGCACGGCGTGCGTATCAAATCATATTAAATAAAATACAATGCTTAAAACCGCTGAACATATTACTACCACGCTTTCCGATGCCGCTATCCTGGCACTGGTAACCGGCGGAATTTACTGGGAATTGGTAGAACAGGATGCAGTGCTTCCTTATGCTGGTTTCACTTTTAAAGGTTCTAAGAAAATCACAAAGGACGGCATCCGGGAATATGAAGTTAGGTTTCGTGTTTTTTCTGAAAATCTAAACTCCGCATCCACAATTGCCGAAACAGTTTCGGAACGCCTGGACCAAACTTCCCGATGGAAGGAAAACCCCGATTTCATAAATATGGGATATACCGATTCCGAAGCAAAAGAAGCATTCATAGAACTAACATATAATTTCAAATTATAGAAAATCCGTACAGACGCACGGAAGTGCGGCTCAACAGTACAGACGCACGGAAGTGCGTGTCAACAAACAACAAACAACAAACTATAAACCATAAACTTTAAAAACAATGGCAGGAGAAAAAATAATGAGTGGACAACTTCGGTTGAGAATAGACGACAAAACCGTTTACCACGCTACAGGAGTGCAATTATCTTACACACGTTCCACAAAAGAACGCATCACAAAAGACACCAATGGCCGCGAGGAATCAAAAGGGATTATGTCCTTTTCAGTTTCCGGAGATGCTTTAGGAGTATATGATTCTGATGGAGCAACCGCGCTGGATTTCAAAGCTTTATTTGTGATAATGAATGACGACACAGATGTAAAAATCCCTGTTGAATTCCTTCCCGATGAAGCCGATGCAACCTTCAAACTAACCGGAGACGGCGTTATGAAATCCTTGAACCTGAACGCCAATGTAGATGAAGATGCTACTTGTAGTTTCACCATAGATGGCGGAAGATTGGCAATAGTAGAATTACCAGTAATATAATATGGCGACAATACTAGAAATAAAAGGCCATAAATACCCGATAAAATTCGGGTATGGCGCCTTTCGTTTATTGGGCAACGCCTGGGACTGTAAAGGCATTCAGGGCGTGGCGCTCAAATTTCAATCTATATTTCCTGAAGGCGGATCAGAAGAAGTCACCTTTGAACAAGGCGATATGCTTGGAGATCTTGCCCTGGCAGGAATAGAAGTTGGCTCGTATGATATGGTTCGTGAGGACGATATTCCGGCCCGTGACGATGTGGTGCAGGAACTCTTGTTCAATGCCGATAAGATAAGCATCCTGTTGGCTGCCTTTTCTGAAAGCTTCCCCAAACCCGAAACATCGGGAAACGCGGAACCTCGCAGCAAGGCGAGGAAGTCGGCGACAAAGAAGAAGTAGGTAAAGACGACCTACAGGCCGTCTCAGTTGAAGAAACCTGGGATGATCTTGAAGTGATTGCCCTTGGGATACTTCGCTTATCTGAAGAAGAGTATTATCAAATGACCCCGCGCACTTTTGCAAATGTGCTGAAAGGTCACCAGATAACACACCGGGAAAAACTCTCGATGCACCGCGAACAGGTAATGATGGGCCTAATGCCACACCTGGACAAAGCGTCCCGAAAGAAACCTATTTCAGAGCTAATGCCTTTGCCTTGGGAAAAGAAAGGAAAAGACGCCCAATTTGGACGTCTCCACAAAAGCATAGATAAAAAAGAATCCCTGGCGGTATGGGATAGGGCCGATGGGAAAACGAATGTCTAAAGTCTAATGTCTAACGTCTAACTGAAACCCGCCGGCCAAAGGCATCCCATCCCCGAGCGGTGTAACCCACCACTTAAAGGCTGCGGGTTTTTTTTGAAGAAGATTTAGTATTGAGATAAACATAAACGCTAAACCATAAACCCCAATTATGAGCAGCTTCGCAAAAATATCCATCCGTTTTAATGCAGACCTGAAGCAGTTCCGCTCACAGATGGACAATGCTACCCGCGATATAAAGAAAGTAGGCGCTGCAATGACAAAAGTGGGCGCTGGACTTTCTGCCGGTCTCACGCTCCCGCTTCTTGCTTTAGGCGCAAAATCTGTACAGTCTTTTAATAAACAGGCAAAAGCAATTGCCCAGGTAGAGGCAGGTTTAAAATCCACTGGGAATGCAGTAGGATTTACAAGCCAGAAGTTGCAGGATATGGCCAGTGATCTGCAAAATACAACCTTGTTTGGGGATGAAGAAATTTTACAAGGTGCCACAGCACAACTGCTTACCTTCACGAATATTGCCGGGGTACAATTTGAGAGAACACAAAAAGCCGCATTAGACCTTGCTACCCGATTGGATGGCGATTTAAAATCGGCATCCATTCAGTTGGGAAAAGCCTTAAATGATCCGGTTGCAAACCTATCAGCTTTAAGCAGGTCCGGGATTCAATTTTCCAAGGAACAAAAAGCCGTCATCAACTCTTTGGTAGCTACGAACAGGCTGGCAGATGCGCAAACAATAATACTCGACGAACTTCAAAATCAATACGGTGGCGCTGCCGAAGCTGCCGCAAAAGCAGGTACCGGCCCATTTACGCAATTATCGAATATATTAGGGGATATTTTAGAGGATTTCGGTAAAATAATTGCAGAAGCATTACTTCCTTTTATTGCAAAATTAAAGGAAATGGCACTATCATTTAAGGCGCTTTCTCCTGAAGTTAAAAAAACAATTGTTATAGTTGCGGCATTATTGTCTGCAATAGGCCCATTACTTGTGACCCTTGGTTTATTAATGACAACCGTAATCCCGGGATTAATAACCGCCTTTGCGTTCTTATCCACAACCGCAATTCCAGCATTAATTACGGCTTTTACATATTTAAATACAGTAATACTTGCAAACCCTATAACCTGGGTTGTGGCTGCCGTAGCTGCTTTGGTATATGGTTTTACAGAATTGGTGCAAACCATCACCCCGGCGGTTTCAAAACTGAAAACATTTTATAATCTGGTTGCTTCTGGTGGGAACTACAGCAGTTTTGTGGCGATGCAACTTAGGGACCAAATGACCGAAGCCGCAAAAGCAACGGGTGATGCTTCGGTGGCTTTGAACAAACTGAATAACATCCTTTCAAAACCGGAAGAAACTAAAACTACGAACACCCCTACTTTAAAACTACTGCCTACAGATGCCGAAATAAAAGCCGAAGCCGCCGCTGCGGAAAAAGCGCTGAATGAATCTCTACAAGCCACTATCAACAGGTCTCAAAAAGAGCTGGACAAAATACAGTTGATGGTGGCGATGGATATAGACGTTGCGAAAAATGCAGCCGAGGTAGAATATTTCATCAACAAAATAGACGATTTAAATGAAGCCTGGTTAACCCTGGAAGATTTACCAGATCCTTTTGAAGGCTTCAAAGATACAATGGTAGACGTTGGAGATACGATTAACAGCGCGTTGGAAGGTGCTATTCAAAACACGGTGCAATTCTTTGCGGAATTCATTGGCGCCCTTGCCTCCGGAAATGCTTCTATAGGTGATCTATTTAAAGGTTTAATAGGTCTTGTAGCTGGATTTATGGACACATTAGGCCAGGCATTAATTGCTGTAGGTGTTGCTTCCGAAGCCTTTAAAACTGTATTCGCGTCTGGGGTAGGTGCTATAATAGCCGGTGGTGCATTAATAGCACTTGCATCTGTGGTGAAAGCCATCTTTGCCGGTGGTGTTGGCGGAAGCTCCGGTGGTCGCACCGCCGTTCCCGCCCTTGCAAACGGTGGTATTGCCTACGGACCTACAATGGCCTATGTAGGTGAATATGCCGGTGCCAACTCAAACCCCGAAGTAATAGCGCCCCTCGACAAATTAAAAGCAATGATAGCCGACACCGTTGGTGGTGGCGGTGGCAATATGAACGTCACCGGAGAATTCATATTAAAAAACAACACGCTGGTGGCCGCTGTAAAACGCGGCGACGCGTTTAATAAACGACGCGGATAACGTAAAGATGCCCTATTAGGGCATATTAAAGTAAAGACGCCCTATTAGGGCGTCTCAACCGAAAAAACAACAATGGATTACGAACTTGTCATAGAAGATCTCACCAACCCACAGGAACCATTAATCCTGCACCAGGCAGCGCGTGGTTCCCTACGCCAAATCTGGAACGGTAGTGACGACAAGACGCAACCTATTGTAGGTGGCGAATACGAATTCACCTTGGAAAACTTTTCGGGTGTTGACGGCCTTTATTCAGAGTATTTCACCAGTGACGAAAACCGCTTCAGATTGACACAGCGTGTATTTTCCACGGGTGAAATAGTGTTCCAGGGTTTCTTCCTTCCTGAAACCTATTCAGAACCCTATGAAAATGGAGTTCACTACGTGCAATTTTCTGCCGTGGACGGACTTGGATTATTGCGCGGAAAAAAACTCCCCCCGGAATTCTATGAAAATGAACATTTCGTAACCGATGCCCTGGCACAATTACTAACGCTTACAGGTATTAATTTTGATATTTACCTGGCCCCTGCAATCGTAAATCATTTAAATAAAAAGTGGCACCAGATAGTTTTTGATGGCAGGAAATATTGGGATATAGACACCCTTCCTTCAGCTTATGAGATCCTGGAAGAATTGGTGAGTTCTATGCGCTGCCAGTTGTTCCAATCTCAGGGCAGGTGGTATATTGAAGGTGTAAATTTTCGGCATTTAAAAACTGTGAAATTCGACACTTATAATTTATCGGGGACTTTCCTTGGCAGTTTTGACATTGAAAAAAATGTGAAAACAGTCTATTGGTCCCCCACTCCTACCATTTCTACCGTGCCTGGAATGCGGGAAGTCAGCGTATCTCACGAAGCTGCAATGCTTGTTTTGTCTGAAGAAGTATTTCAGGAAACAAATATCTCCTGGGCAAAGTCTGTTGGGAATTTTGATTTTGTTGCAAGGCATTGGGATTACACCCATTATTTACCAAAGATTATTTATCCTGAATATTACCTGGAACTGCCTGTAAGTGATGCGGCTGTTTTAAATGTTTCGAATAAAATTGAGTTAAAGGAAAAGAAATATGTGTTGAAGGGTACAAAGGTGCGAATAAAACTGGCTTTTGAACTCCTGCCCTGGTACGGATCTATTTCCGAAACCCGGAAAACCGATAACCGTGTTTCAGGTATTTGGATAGATATGCAGGTTTATAAGATCTCATTGAACGCCACTCCGCTTTTTTACAATGCCTCCACAATAATTGGCGACGCCACCCGACTTGTTTTTCAGGACGATTTAAAAACAGACGTGAACCTTGAATTTGTGGCTCAGGAAAACGGATATATAAACATAGAACTCTTTGAGCCGCGTGGAATTCTTACCGAAACCTGGATAGAAGCCGTGCGGGTTTTGAATCTTGAAATTGAAAACATAGATCAGCGGGATAATTTTATTTATACTGAAGATCTAAATCTGGATTCTTCCCGGACCAGGGAAATAGATTTGGCTTTGAGTGATGATATTTCCCTGGAGAGTAAGTGTTTTTACCTTGAGAAAACAAGGGAATTTGAAATAAATGCGGATACTGTTGTTAAAGTACCTATACGTTACGGAAGGCAACAAAACGGTAAGAATTACGCAATCGTATCTGTGGAGGGCGCAGTGCTTATCCAGCAATATCCAAACAACGTATTTTACAGGGTTTTCATTCTGGTAAATAATCCCATTGTTCATTTTAATTTGAACGGTGGGGAAGAAATGGCAATAGAAACCGAAGAGTATTACGATGGTGGAAGTTTCTTTATTCCAGATAATTTTTATGTTCACGTGCAACCATATAAACCTGCAACCATAGACCGGACCGAATGGATGAAATGGAGCGATGCCGTTTATAAAATCGAGCAAAAACCCTATGCCCAGGTAGTAGCAGAAATTGAAGGAAAGTTGTTTAAGGAACCTCATATAATGATTGAAGCCACTGTGCAAAATCCTATAAAATTCAATGATCTTATAGAATTTGCGTACAAAGGTGTAAAAAAATATTTTGTGCCCACCAATATCAACTGGAATCCAGATGACAATGAAACCCAGGTGACATTGATAGAAGGCGTTTATGCTGGCGCTTCCCTTGGTAATATTCCGCCCTATGTAGATGCCGGGCCAGATATAATGATAGGCACATCTGCCACTTCTGCCCAAATTACTCAGGCCGTGGTGAATGATCCAGATGGTTCTATTTCTTCCCTGCTTTGGGAACGGATTTCTGGGGATGCCGGGGAAAGTTATTCCTCTAATGCTGCCTTAAATCCGTTGATATCCGGACTTTTGGGCAACGCATATACCTTTCAGCTCACCGCTACAGATAATACCGGAGCGACTGCCAGTGACACGATGCACGTCTTTAGGGTTGGGGATTATAATATTGTGCTCACTTTGATTTCTTCAGAAGAATTTAGTGGGGATTCTGTTGGCGGGGAACGGTATCAGAATTATTTAAAATTAAAGGAAACCTGGCAGCTGGAAATCGTTGAAAACTTGCCGGTAAATGTGAGTGTTAATTTATTTTTTGATGTGACCCTTGGAATGAATAGCACTAATGATTCCAGCAATGGACATTCCGCTATAAAAGTTTTTAAATATGGGAACCTTTCCTTTATGAAAAACTTTTCAACGTCAATCCCAGACGAGCAAACCTTCTCTGCTTTCTTCCAGGTAAATAAGCCCGATGTTATTACCATAGAATTTGAATCTGAAATAAAAATTAACACGGGCCAAACAATTGCAGATGCTTATGTAGCCATAGAATTTAACAAAGCAGTGTTCGTGAACGGAATGGGCACCATTACAAACCTTCCTTTTAAAAAGGAATTAAAAGCAATAATATAATGTATTTAAACAAAAAAATATTATACGGCGACAGGCACCCAACCTCTATCAATGAAGATTCCAAAGCCATCACCACGCCCGGCCCACCACCCGAAGGCAAATTCACCTTTGACAGTATGGAGATCACATTTGATACATTAATGAGAACCTTTGACGAAATATAATAATGGTACAGCCGCCCTACCAGTGCGTCTCAACCGAAAAATAAAATTAAAATAATGGGATATATAGGCAATCTTTTTAAAATCTACCGCGGCATCACCGCTGAAGATAAAACCGGAACCCCGGCACGCACCGCCGCGCAGGGCCTTAATGACAATGCCGATGCTATAGATGCCGCCCTGGAAGCTATAGACACCGCAGCCGAAAAGAAAACCAATAAGGTGACCAACCTCACTGCGCCAAACAACACCCAATATCCCACCACAAAAGCAACCGCAGATGCCATTGCGGCAATAGATGGCGCTGCAAATCTCTACACAGATGAACAGCTTGTTAACTACCAGGCGAAATCTGAAAAAGGAACGGCCAACGGATATGCGGGATTAGATGCAAATCTTAAAGTGCCCGCTGCTAATTTACCTGGTTTTGTAGATGAAATTGTGGAAGGAACTTATATAGACGCCACTACCTTTAATGATATTGGCGGTTTGGCTGTTACTCCCGGCGCTGCCAAGATATACCAGGATGTTTCAACTGGCAATCCTACATCCGGGCAACAATTCAGGTGGGGCGGCACTGCTTATTCAGAAATCAAGGCCAGCCCCGGCACTACAGATGAAGTTCCTGAAGGTCCCACAAACAAATATTTCACCGAAAACCGTGTGCGGGCCACTGTACTTACAGGAATAAGCTTTTTGAACGCTGGAGCCATCACCGCAGCCGATTCTATTTTAACCGCCTTCGGAAAACTACAGGCACAAATTACGGCCGTCATCACCAGCATAGGACTTAAACTCGACAAAGGCACCTACAACGGCACTGCTCAGGACCTTGAAAACCTTGCCAACTCAAAAGAAACCACTGCCGGCGCACAAAGCAAAGCAGATGCCGCAGAACAGGCAGCCAAGGATTATGCGGTAAGCCTTTCCGGCAACACAATCCCTGTAGAAACCTTCACGGATCTTGCTGCACTTGTCCTGGAAGAAGATATCTTGTACCTGGTGAAGGATGAAAACGTCATTTATACTTATGATGAAATTGAAGATTTGGTATTTGCACTGGATGCGCTGACATCTGCGAAGATTATAGCCGCCTTGGGAATCACCCCTGCCAATGATGAAGAAGTGGTGAAGAAAGCCAACAACCTTTCAGATTTAAACAACATTGCGACTTCACGTACTAATTTGGATGTGTATTCTAAAGCGGAAAGCAATGCTTTGACAGGTGGCGGTTCAGGAATTACGGGAAGATATGCCACCTATGCCGCATTATTGGCAGACCAAGTTAGCCAAGTAGATAAAGGGATTTACACCGTTGCCGATGCTTCGAGCTTTTCCACGGTAGATAGTGGATGGGCGGACTTTGAATATTTGGGAACGACTTTGGGAACGGAAGCAGATTACAGGAAGTTGAGCGAACAGGAATCTTTGGATTTAGCTAGTTCAAGCTATCAAACCGAAGTAGTGGCCGCAGCCGCAAAAACAACACCCGTGGATTCTGATTTACTTTCCATTTTGGATAGTGCCGCAGCAAACATCATCAAGAAAGTTACCTGGGCCAATATAAAGGCAACTTTAAAAACGTATTTCGATACGCTTTATATTTCCCAAATTGACATCGACGTGCCGGTGACGGTTTCGGCATCCCGGAATTTTGCCGCGACCGATATCGGGAAAGTCCTCTACGTTACCCAGACGGTGACCCTTACCTATCCATCCGGAGGATTAGCGAATTTTAAAACTAACCTCGTTTGCAGCGCAGCAGGACAGGCAACCATCGCAGGGCAAGCAGCCGAAATCCTATTCGAAGACGGACAAATAATACTAGCAAAAAAAGCAGTTACCCTTTTTAAGGAGCCTGTAACATCAAAATTAACTGGCTACGGCGAATTTTCTGTATAATGAGTTTTAGAAGTAACATATTAGGGCAGAGAAAAACTGAGTCAATTATAATATTAGACTTGGCAGCGATTGAAGTTTATGGCGTAGCTGTTGGATTAACCTTTACACCACCTATTTTAGAAGGGATAATAAAGTATGCTGTTTATTTAGATGGGATGTATTATTCAGATATCTTAAAACCTGGCGACTTTGTAATTTTTACAGATGTTTTAACGGACTATTTAATTAAAATTGTTCCTGTGACAAGTGGAGGGGAAGATGTTTTTTCTAATGAGATATCGGTAACAACAGGGGCAAATTCATTTTCAGGATATAATTACGAAGCAGAGTACGAAGCTATGCTTAATGAAGCTATTTTAAAAGGGAAACAAATTCCAAGTATCGCCCAACGCGCAACGGATAACCAAAGAATAATAAATTTTAAAACAGAAGGGATTTTCAATTCATTTGACCTTTTTTATTATTTTAACAACGATTACCCGGAATTACCAATGGATGTTAATTTTTATACTTTAAACTGGGTAAACCCTACGGCTTTTCCTCTTATTCCTTATGATATTACAGAACCCCCTATTTTTATTAAAAATTTAGGAATGAATTTTCCCGCCGAAGCGTCGGGGGATTGTTTTTTTCAATCTAATTGGAACCTTAAAACGGATAGCGTTAATTACAAATTGGACGATGCGTCTATTATATGGAAATCGCCTGACCACCCTATTGAAACAGGGAACATCGCAGTAATTAGAGAAGGTACAACCGCGGGAAATTTAAGCATTCAAATGTACTCATCAAACCGAATTATGATTGTTATAAACGATACTCTTTCATCCTATATTTCGTGGGATCCAGCTATCAATATAAAATCACATATACACCTTTCAAGAAACCTAAGTATTAAAAAAGCACATTTTGACGGGGTTTATTTTGGGCAAACGGCTCTAAGAGGGGAAGACGGAATGTCAAACGCCACTATGAATATACCGGCGCATAATTACAACGGAATTAATGTGAACAATGCGAGGGGCTGGTCGTTGAATTATTGGTTAATAGGTAGTGCGTTAGAGAGTAAGCAAGACGTGATTTACCAAATTTTAAATGATATTTATTAATATAAAGCTTCAGAAATATGAAAATAGTAAGAACCACAGAGTTAGTACCTATAGGAAGGAAAAACACCTTGTCAATATTGGCAATGAGTGTTAATTTGGAATGGCAGGAAGATATGAACAGATGGCAAATCTCGGTCAAAGATTATCAGCAAATCACCAATGAAAATCTAGTCCCCGGTTCACCATTATATTCCTATGAAATAATAAGGCAAGAGGATGGCACACAGTACAAGAAAAGAATTTACACAGCGGATGAAGTAAATGTACTTTTTTCATATTTCAATATTACCATTCTACCAACCGATAATTTTACCGACAAATTCCGACACGTGATAGCATTGGCAAATATTTATGAAAACCAAACCAAACCGCCTTATACGGTAAATCCGGCAAACCTTGAAATGGTAGATACAGCAACAGAAATAGCAGTATAATGAAAACCGCTGCCAACCACATAGGACGTTTCCTGCTCGGCTTATTGCTGAAATTCATTGGCATTATTCTTTTGCCTATAGTTTCCCTGGCCGCAACTATCCACTATTTAGCCACCCTAAAAAAGCGAAGGAAAAATATAGGGGAAATCCTGACAGAGAACGGAGAGCAATCCAAACAAATTGGGGTTGGATATGACATCCTTGGCAATATTGTAGGCGGGGAATTTTTCAACTGGCTGTTCCTGAAAAAGAAATCACAATTCCCATTTGGAATAGCGGGGGAAAAAATGAGCACGGTACTGGAACTGAATTTCAAGCTTGACAACCTGAATGAATGGGGCTTGAACCTGAGGCACGATTTGAACACATTGGAATTTGACCATTGCGAAAAGTCCTTGGAATTCGATATAAACAAGGCCTTGAATTTTATAGAGAAGTACAAGAAAATTCAGGCAAAATTTGAAACGATGGAGCGTACCAAAGAATTTGAACGTAAATACAAAACAAGATGAAAAACTGGCTTGACAAAGAACACCCGACCTGGGAAATATTCCTAGTGGTAGCTGCTATATTAATAGGAATTATTATCACATCATTTTTAATATTCGAACAATGAAAAAACTACTAATTTTATTCCTGTTTTTATCGCTGAATTTATCAGCACAAGAAATTACAAAAACAGTCGCAACGGTCAAAACGGTCATATCAGAACAAGCTATTTTGCAATCACGAAATATCTATATATCCTACCAAGTACCCAACGGGGATTTTATACTTGGAAAGGAATATGTTTTTTGGCTGGAAGTTACAGAGTGCGAAGATTGTCCTAATAGAATAGCCAATGTATTGTATTTCACCGTGACCACGAATCAGGCACAACGGGATATGGAAAAAATTTCAGATAAATTAAAGCAAGGGAGATGAAACTAATATTTCTATTCCTGTTTTTCTGCCTGAATATATCAGCGCAAAAATCAAACTGGCCTGTGGTTACTGCGGAACTTCTGGATGGGTTTGTAATTCAGGCAGAAAGCAGGGGAATAGAAGTGAAACAACGACTTTCGACCATTAATAAAATCCTGTTTTTGCCTGGTGCTAAAAATGAACATTGGCACAAAAACGGGATTTGTACCATTACAATAGACAGCAATATAAAGGATGATTTTGAATTGATATTCAGGACATACCACGAAATAGGCCATCATTTGGAAGTTGATCATTGCCCGCTGTGTTCTTATAATATTATGGCAGAGAATAAGTTTGGGAGTTCATATTTTTTCAGTAAACAACCTATAAGAAGATTGTATATAGATTTATTTTTTGAACAGGTACGAGATCCAAGTAAACCACACAAACACTATTAACCCCCTCATAAATTATGTTAATACCATTACAATTAGAATCTGCAATATCATCTTTCCTCAACTATGGGATCGTAGGGGCGTTATTAATCGTCGTTGGGTTTTTCGCTTGGCATTTATATAAGATCCAGGAGGAAAATTCCCGGGAATGGAAATTTGAAGCCAAAGCCTCTAATAAGCAATTTGTGGAGCTGGCAAGCAAACAGAACGACATTGCGGAAAAACAATTAGAGTTACAAAAACAAGGCAATATTCAAACAAAAGAGTATTACGATTCTATGGATAGCAAAATGGACACGTTGCCCGCAAAGATAATGAAGGAGATTCAATACCAGAAATTAGTGGAAGCGCAAAATAATAACACAACATCGGCATAATGAAAGTAGCAGTAATAATCGGTCACGATATGAAATCCCCGGGCGCATTTTCACAGGAATTGCACACCTCGGAATATATGTACAATTCGGAAGTTGCAAGTTATCTGCACACATTTGATGTTTATAAACGGCCTTTAGGAGGTGGGTACACAACTCAAATGAGATTGCTTGCAGCCGAATTGAAGCCCAAGAAGTACGATTTGATTATAGAGCTTCATTTTAATGCGGCCAACAAATCAGCTCAGGGATGTGAAACGGTTTCTTATCCCGGCAATACCTTTACTCAAAAATTAGGGGAAGATTTTTGCAAACGCATTTCAGAAAAATACTGCATTAGAAACCGTGGCGTAAAGATTGGAGAAGATGGCGGAAGGGGTTGGGGGTTCTTATCGCTTATGCCTGCCCCTGCAATTATACTGGAGCCATTCTTTGGAGATCAGAAGGATTGCATCAAATTTGAAAATGAAGCCGTTTATGCTGATGTAATTAAACAATGGTTGAAATGAAATTTGAATCCAAAGACATCCTATATATTTCCCTGCTCCTGGCAGCCGCTTATTTGATCTTCAATTTGAATTCTGAATTGACCGGTGCCAACAAATCAATCAAGACCCTGAATACTGAACTTGAAGATCAGAAAATTGCAAATATGGAATCTTATAAGATTTTAGAAGATAAAATCAACTCACAGGTTGATTTATCCAAAAAACTGCAAGTTGATATCAATGCCCTGGAGAATTCAAAAACCGTTATTTATCATAAAAGCAATGAAAAAAAGACTGTTATTAACGGCATTGATAATGCTGATAGCCTGGCCCGTATTATCTCAAGAAGATACCGTTAAACTTCCGTTTGATATTGCAAAACGGGTGGCTTTGGACTTGGTAGAACTGGATGAACTCCGGCAAACCGACCTGATAAACACGCTTATAATTGGGAAATATAAGGTGTCAGATGGCTTGCAAAAACAAACAATCTCAGATCAGGACCAGCAAATACAACTCATCTTCAAAAACCTTGGCATTACCGAAACTCAGTTAAAAGCCGAAAAGGATAAAAGTCCGGGATGGTTCCGGCAATTCCTGATCCTGCTTGGAGCGGCTGGATTTGGATATTTAATGGGATCTATTTGATTTTATGGTTTACGAAAAGATTACGATTTACCACCTTTAGAAAGCAACTTACTATCATTAACAACCCTTCCCAAAGCTTTTAATTTTGGCTGGCAGCCAAAAGGTCATCGGTTCGACTCCGATATTCTCCACACCCTGAAACCCCGCTAATAGTGGGGTTTTGGCGTTTTTGGAGGTGGCTTCTTACATATCAAAAATGTTAAATATAGTATATATTAGGGTATTTTTGTAGTACTTTGTTACGAAAAGAGTACGAATTAATGCAAGGTTCAAGCTATGAAAGCAACTGTAAAATTATATGTTACGGATGGAGAAACCGCCGCTGGCTTTCCTATAAAGTTAATCATTTCCCATAAAAGAAAACACCGTAGAAAAATTTTAACACATTCTTCCCTTATCGACTGGGATAGCGGACTGCAATTGCCCCGGTCCACGCACGTTGATTTTGATAGTTTATATCCTGAAATACTGAATATGCGTGCAAAAGCCGTGAAAATGGATTTTCAGAAATTGGAAGATTTTGACCAGGCATTTGAAATGCTGCAGGATGCTCCACGAAAATTAGCGGGCACCAACTTCTTTACCTGGGGCGATCGCTGTGTAAAATTGCTGCAGGACCAGAATAAGGAGGGTAATGCGCAATCTTACCGGAATTCCCTGGATGCGCTTGCCCGATTTGAGCCGCAACTGAATTTTGTGGAGCTTACTCCTTATCTTTTGGAAAATTTCAAGAACTTTTGCAAGGCCCGTGGAAATGGAAATAAGACAATTAAACATTATGGCGGCGCCCTGAAGGCAATTTATAACCGGGCTATTCGTGCCAGGGTTGCCAAGGATTTGCAGCCTTTTAAGGATTTTAGCCGGGATATTCCCACCCGGGACCGGCGGAAGAAAAACAGGTATTTGGATTTGGCGAGCATCCGAATTTTGGAAACTACAAATTTGCCTGATGCGCAACGCCGGGATCTTGATTTGGCATTGCTGCAATTCTACCTTGGCGGGGTAGATCTTATTGACATTTATTTTCTAAAAAACAGCCAGTTTGCCCGAAACCGCGTGTTTTTTGAACGTGGGAAAATGAGTGATATCGCTTTTGAGTTTGATCTCCTGGTGCCAGAACCGGCAAAGAGAATTATTGATAAATACGGCGGGCCTGGGGAATATGTTTTTCCCTGGCGAAAGGACAGGTTGGGTTATAATACGTTTATGAACAACGGCCGCCGAAATTTATTGAAAATTCAAAAACTCCTTAAAATTGAGTTACACCCCAAAAATGAAAATTTCACCTTTAAGGTGATGCGCCACAGCTTTGCCACCTTGGGAAAATACCACGGCATTCACGAAGATATGTTGCGCGAAATGATGGGACACGAACGCAGCGATATTGATACTGCCTATAAAGCCAAATTCAAAGAGGCAGAAAGGGACGCCGCGCAATTGAAAATTTTGGGCGTTTTTGAGGAAAAGAAGATCAGGAAAGTTGTTGTGAAAATGAAAGTTAAACGGTTTTAGTGATTTTTTTTCTTTTTTCTATTGATAAAGTTATTTCGTGAGTGAAAATTTTAACTTCTAATTGTGGTAACTTATGGTCCGGATTTTGAAATAAATTCGTTCTTATATCTAATGAAGTGCTTAAATCTGTGTGATCCGCTTCTTTTACCTGCTCTATTAAACGCTCTAAATATTCAATTATATCTTTATTTTTCATATATTTTCTTAAACTTTAATTATTTTTACTAATACCTCCTAATTTACTTAAAGCCTGCATAATCTTTTGATGTTCTTTTGATTTAAGATATGCTGAAGTAGCTTCTGCAAATTCTAAAGTTGCTTTTTCCTGTTTTTCTTTTTGGTTTTTAAAAAACTGACTATTTTCAAGGATATGTATTGCTTTTTTTAATTCTTCCAGCGGTGAGTTTTGATTTTTTTTCGGCTTAAATTCACTTCCTTGAATTAACCCGCCTTTTCCTTTTTCGTAATTCATAAGAATATTTTAATTAACCTGCACTTGTTCACATTCATACGTGTAGTAAATCCACGTCTCTGTAGCTATTCTACTTCCATCTTCTTGTAAAACAGTTCCTGGTGCTATAAAATCCGTTTTTATTTCCCGGTCCATAGAACAATCAGGATTAGGGTCTGGATTATTAGTAAGCACATTATCCTTTTCTAACCATCGGTTTTCACCTGTTCCGTCCTGGTAATAGGTACTTTCAAGAATTGAACGTGTTACCACATAATTGCAGTTGCATTGCATAACAGGATCTTCAGGGACAGCTTCAGTGGAGCAGGCGAGAAAGAACGCGCCAAAAATTAAAAGGAGTAGTTTTTTCATAAATAATTTAGTTGGTTGGGTTCAGCTAATGTACTATAATTATTTAAAATACCATATAATACCATAGAAATAAATTAACACTACAATTATGTAACTGTTATAACTACAAAATTTAACAGTGCTATGCTTGACACTTGTTAATATTGTCTTAATTTAGGCGTCCCTACATCTACAATATTTATAATCAACTTAGCAAGAATTATGTATAGTACTATATTGGATGAATTTGAAAACTACCAGGATAACCGAGATCTTTATTCGGTGAAGGAGAAGAAAAAATTACTGATTTATTTTGAAGAAGAATTGAAAATTATGCCTGAAAAACCCAGTTCTACGAAATTTATTTTTTAGGGGAAAGAACCTTGTTCATTTCCTCAATATTAGTTTTGAGATCATCTATATCTATTTTAATTCGCTCCAGCTGGATGCTATTCTTTATTAAAATACGGTTGCTTTGTTGCTGCTGCTGAATGATCTCTGATAAAAGTGGCTCCAGGCGTTTATAAACCTCCCGGGCAACCATCTCTTGTATTGAATTGCTGTAGCCTGTTTCTAAATCTTCCACGGGGTTTATATTTTCTAATACCTTAAGTGATTCTTTGTGTCTGGATTCCCTTTCTTTTTCAATTACATAATCATAAAGTATATCAATCGTCTTGGATTGTGGTCTTACTTCTCTTTTTAAGATACGTTGTACTCCTGAGGCATTTAATGGGGTATTTCCCCCAATATTGTATGCGGTAATACCGTGCTTTTCACACAAATCCAATACTATTTCTAGTTTTTCCTTAGGAGTTAAGTAATTCATTTTCAGACTGTTATATTTTATTTACGGATTATGTTTAAAATAATACCATAAAATACTACATTGTATTATATAATATCATATATTTGACTTGTCAAACTTTTTATTTCAATGATGAAAAGATTGGTTAATAACAAATATATGAAAAAAAGCATATGTATTACCCCGGCAGATGAAAATATGGAAGGCTGGGCGATGGCAGTAAAACTTTTGAATGATTTTAAATTATTGGAATTCAATAAGAGAGAAGATTTTGTTGCCATAATTGCTAAATACAATACTGCCTACCAGTATGATTTTAAGAACATCCAGCAATTGCACCGTTTTTGGGCAATTCGCGATAATTCACCTGCATTGCTTCGGGATATTGAAGCTGTATTAAACATTCTTACCCCAACCAAAAAATAAATTATGAAAGATCTGAAACCCCTTTTTGCTGCCCTTCCAATTTTATATGCCATCCTTGGATATCTGTTAATTCTAAAAGGTATGATGTGGCTGGGAATCTTGCTCTTTGTATTCTCTACGATGTTTGGTGTATTGTTTTTTGGAATTGTGATCAAGGAAAAAAACTAATGACCGGCACTATTGAAATATCGGCCTTTATGGATCACCTGGAGCGAAATGATCTGGTGATCTCTCCGCGCTCATTGGTAGAAGAACGCCTTGCTGATTTGGAAATTGTGAAGCTTCAGAAAAAGTACAAAAGGCTGCCGGCGCTTTCGTATAAGGAAATAGGAGATTCCCGTATTTGGGGAGCCATAGACACCCGCAGCGTAAAGAAATTTGCGCAAAAGTACGCCAAACCAGGCGAAATATTCGAAACCAAAAAAGGGCAGCGCCCGGTACAAAAAATAACCATCACTGCGGTAGAACGCATTGCAAAACAACGTGGCGAGGTATGGGACTGAAACAAAATTGCCGCATAAAACGCCGGTACAAAGCCCCACGAATGGAGATAACAGGTTTTAAAAAGCCTGAATGCCCTCCTGGAGAATGTGACCCTGTAGCCAGCAGCTTTGTTGACCAATGTTCAAAATGTAATAAAATACTTTAATTATGATCTATTTTTCAAGTTTCCTGATAATTTTTTGTTTTGGCGCTGCCATTGGATTTGCAATAGCCGATGTAAAACGCAAATTTAGGGAAGAACCCCCGGAGCACGATCCTACGAATCCCAATAGCTGCAAATGCGGCCAGGTGCATCCCTTGGTATCCCAATTTAGCGGAAAATGCGGAAGCTGCTGGCAGTTGGAATTGACTAATGAATATTGAAAAATTAATTATAAAATATTTAATATAAAATATAAACTCCCCAACTCCCCCCGATTATGAAAATTTATTCTCCCCAATTTCAGAAGATCACGGTCTTGTTATGCCTTTCTGCAGATGCTGATCCCTTTGAGATCACCGGTGTAAAAGATACCGAATTAAAGTTGTGGGCCTGTTACCTTGCCCGAAAACTTACCGATGCCAGCGATAGATCTATTGCTGCTTTTTTCAAAATCGATCCAAATTATATGAGCTCCAAACTGGAGGACCTGGCTATTGAATTCCTTGTAAATACAGAGGGAATGAAATTTCTGGAAATGCTTGAATTGGCTTACAACCGGCTGCAGGCAATCCCAACCACCAATGTTAAATAAACCAATCTAATAAATTATGAGTAAAGCAAACCAATTATTGTTGAAAGACGGCAACCAGTATTACACGGCCGAAAATGTGAATGTAAACAACCGGCTTCATTCTGGCGTAACCTTCGGATTTAAATGTTATAAGTAGGCAACTGCAAAAGCCCTGGAACTGGGATCGTATGTATATGAATTATTTTCTTCGGAAAACAGCAAAGATAAACGCCCTGAATTTTACGGTTGGGCCGTGCCTAAATAAAAATGTGTATTAACCAATTTAATTGATAATTATGTATCAACAATTTTTACAGGGAGTTTCTCCTAAAGAAAGAATTCAGGTGCTGAGGGACAGTGCCGAAAAAGTGGAAAACTTTACCTATCCAAAAAAATTGAGCGGGGACGACCTTTCCCTTCTTAAAGATGATATGGTACGGGATTCCGTCCAACTGGCGAAGCTGGAAGATGCGAAAAAGGAATTCAATACCGAGCATAAATCACAGGTAAAACCGCTTAAACAAAACTTTGCTATCACCCTTAACAAGCTTAGATCTAAAGTAGAGGAAGTCACTGAGGAAGTGTATTTGATGGCAGACCAGGAAGAAGGTTTGATGGGGTATTACAACGGTGAAGGAAACCTGATTCATTCCCGCGTATTGCGTCCGGAAGAGAAGCAATTCAGAATTGTGGATATGTCGAAAACAGGAACCAAATAAATTTTTATTATGAATACAGAAAAAAATGAGCAGATTAATCTGCACGTAACAGAAGGCCAGAATGAAGTGATTATTCGGCACGGGGAAGCAGCTCCAGAAGTTCCTTTTAGAAAACCGGTAAATGTGGTAGGTACTTTGGAAGTGCCAAGAATCCATCTTACCAATCCTTCAAATTGGTTGCTGGCATTTAATGACAATATAGATTCTCCTTTGCAATTTTCACATTTGATAGTGAACAGGGATAAAGGCACTATTGAATTTGTAGAAGATGAAGGAATGTCCTGGAGAAGTTCTTATGCCGGAGTTTTGGCTTTAGATCCGCGCTTTACAAAATTCAGGATCAATACCGGAGAATCCCGGACTACTTTGGAATTGTCGAATTTCATTAAAATGAATAGATCTCATTTTGAAACCAAGGACCAGGCGATGTTATTGGTTTCGGAATTGCGGAACTTCAAGGCTAAAGTAGATAAGGAAATAGAGAACCAGGCAGATGAACGCGGGAACCGTAAAATCTTGCTTGCACAGGCCGTAGAATCAAATATCCCTGCATCTTTCAGAATTAATGTGCCAGTATTTAAAGGC